TCAATTAATAACAATTTATTTATAGGCGTTAGCTCAGGAAATGATTCTGGCATTGGCAGGGATAACATCAGCTATGGCATTGATGTATTTACTGATTTAGCTCTCGGAACAGGCAATGTGGGTGTCGGTTTTGGCGTTGCTCCTTCATTAACATCTGGTGATGGCAATCTAGGCGCAGGCGTCTCTAGCTTATTATTCTTAGTTTCTGGTTCGGATAACGTTTCGCTAGGAAATCAATCAAGTCAGGAAAATATTTCTGGGGATCAAAACGTTAGCGTAGGCGTCAAATCTTTGCAGGAAAACTTAACCGATGGCAACGTAGCTGTTGGATTTGAGGCTTTGCAGAGCTCTGTTAATGCCTCTGGCCTTGTTGCGGTAGGCTTTCAAGCGGCTAAGGCAAATATTGCAGGTGATAGTGTAACGGCGGTTGGATCATTATGCTTAGCTAATAACCTTGCAAGTTTCAATACGGCCCTAGGCGCTGGTGCTGCCTATCTTATAAGTACTGGCGAGCAAAACACAATAATAGGTGCGGATGCCTTTGCTGAAAATGAAATTGGTTCGAACGCAGTAGCCGTTGGTTTCCAATCCCAAAATAAATCAACAGTGGGCGAGAACGTTTCGCTAGGCGCCTTTTCCCTTCAGAACAATGTTGATGGAAATGACTGCGTAGCTATAGGTTTTGAGGCCCTTAAAGCTAATCTTTCCCCGGCATGTACGGCCCTAGGTGCAGCTGCCTTAAGGGACAATACTGACGGCATATTGAATACGGCCGCAGGTGCAACAGCCTTATCTCAGAATGTTGACGGCGAAAAGAACACGGCCCTAGGCGCTGGCGCTTTGCAAGACAACGATTCAGCCAGTAATTGCACAGCCGCAGGCTATAATGCCTTAAGCTCTCAAACGACAAGTACTCCTTCTAATAACTCCGCTTTTGGTAGTGAAAGCTCAACCTCTAACGAAACCGGTACTGGCCTATCTTCTTTCGGAGCTTTGAGTCTTTCCGCAAACCAAGATGGCGATTTCTGTTCAGCTTTTGGCTATAAATCCCAATCTACTTCTGTAAGTGCAAGTAACTGTACTTCCATGGGCTATGCAAGTCTAGAGGTCAATACGGCCTCAGGCAATACGGCCATAGGTTCAGGTGCCATGCTGCTTAATGAAACGGGCAGTAACTGTACTGTGCTAGGCTTTGGGGCTTTGCAGTCAAATATTTCTGGGTCCAACCTAATTGCCATAGGCGAAAGTGCCTTATTTGGCAACGAAGATGGTTCTAACACGGTCTGTATAGGTACTGGCTCCGGCTCTACTCAAAGTTCATATATAAACAGCATTTATTTTGGCACTCTTGCCGATGCAACAGCAAATTCTTTAACAAATGCAGGCGCTATAGGCTACAACTCAAGAATTTCAATTTCTAATGCTATTAACATTGGCAATGGTTGCAGAATTGGTATAAACCAGCCATCTCCCGCTAATGCTGTACATATCAGCAATGTTTCTAACATCGCTGACTTAGGCTTTGACAACTCATTAGGCACTCCTTCTGAGCCCGCCGAAGGGGGCGCCCTCTATGTATCCGGTAATCAGCTGCAATACATTAATTTAGATGGTGTCATCAGTTTAACCAGCCCAAGCGGTGTTGTAGATGGCAATTATATATTTTCAAACATAACAGTTAATACCCGTGGAATTATAACCGCAGCTTCAAGCGGCTCCATCGTTGGCTCTCCTGGAGAGATTGATGCATCAGAGCTAAGTGGCACTTATACAATCTCTTTAGATTCAGCCTTTACTGGTCGTGTAGACCTTCTAGAGGCAGATGTTTTAACCTTACAAGGGGAAGTTGGTGGACTAACTGCCGACGTTTTGACTCTACAGACTGAGGTGGAAGGTCCGGGAGGATTAATTGAGGAGGTTCTAGCTCTTCAACTAGAATTCGGACTCCTTGAGCTGGAAATTGGAGCTCTTGAGCTGGAGATTGGTAATCTTTATACGGAACCTTTTTTACTGCATGCGCCATCTATTACCCTTATAGCCTCTCAGAATATAGGCGCTCTTTCAGCCTCCGGGGGTCTTCTTAAGAGCGTGGCTGATACTCCTTTGGTCTCGTGTACTATTGCGATTGCTGATCCAGTTAGCACATCTACTTTTACTGGAGATTATTACGCGCCTGGCCATCCAACGACTTTAATCGATACAGATGCAGCCTCAACTTACAATTTATTTGTAGGGACGGTAGCTGGAAGAATTGCAGGCTCCGGGGTTTCCAATACTGGTATGGGCATACGTACCCTGGAAAATTTAAACAACGGAAATTACAACACGACCCTCGGGCATTTCGCAGCTCGTTCTCTCGTAAATGCCACATCTTGTATTAGTTTAGGATTTTCCTCTCTATATAGTAATCAAAACGGAAATAATAATATTGCAGTAGGAACTAATAGTTTATATACTTTAAATGGTGGATCTGACAATTTAGCTTTTGGAATTTCTTCTTCAAATTTATTATTAAATGGCAATAGCAATATATCAATAGGTAGCTCATCGGGCCGAAATAACGCGTCAGGTTCGGACAATATCTCAATAGGTATAGAATCTCTATACACAGCAACAAATACCGGGAAATCAATAGCCATCGGATCTGGCGCTCTAAGAACGGCCAATGCTGCCTCAAACATAGGTATTGGCTTTAATGTTCTTTATAACAGCTCATCTGGCATAAACCTTGGCCTTGGCGACTCTGCTGGTTACACGACCTCCACTGGGGTTTCAAATGCCTTTATAGGGCACCAATCCTTTTATTCAAATACCAGCGGTAGTCGCAATACTTCTCAAGGATATCAAAGCGGCTATTACATAACCGGCAATGACAACGTCGTTTTAGGTTATCAAGCTGGCATGAATGCGTCTATAACATCCGCTACTCAATGTGTCTTTTTAGGCTCTCTCGCCAATGCTAGCGTCAACACTTTAACTAATGCAGTAGCTATTGGATATAACGCAAGCGTTGCTTTAAGCAATTCATTGGTTCTTGGAAATGGCTGCAACGTAGGCATAGGCACATCTTCTCCAAGGGCTTCTTTAAGTGTTAATGGTGGCCAAATAGTTAAAAGAACAGCAACTGCGATTTCTTATTCAGTTTTAAGCACTGATTATATTGTGGCGGTAACGAGCACAGCGGCTGCGCGCACAATAACACTTCCTGCCGCTTCAGCGAATAACACAGGGCAAGTTTACTACGTTAAGGACGAATCTGGGGCGGCCGCCACAAACAACATAAGTGTTGTTGTTTCAGGTGGAGGAACAATCGATGGGGCATCTTCAATAACAATAGACGCAAACTATGGTCTGCTTATGTTTTATAGCAGTGGTTCAACTTGGTTTGCAGGGTAAGGAACAAAAAATGGCATATAAAATACCAGCATCTTCTGGCAGCACAAGCGCTTTAACCCAATTGATTGTAAGGAATGTAAGCTTAATATCTACTGGTCTAACACTTGTTTCGGGCGTACCTTCTGGAAAACGTTTTATAGCAACTTCTTTTTCTATAATTACAACTGCGCTAACCGGACCTGTAGGACCTGTATCGGCTGCAACTGTTTCTTTTGGAACTTCAGGGCCAAATTACAATAATTATGTTCCTTCTTTTTCTTATAATATGCCCGTGAATGGGTTCTTTAATACTTCTATAAGTATACAAGATGCTAATTCTCTTGGAAGTATTGGAAGTGCTAATTTCAATGTTTCTGCCGCTTCAGCCGGCGCAACAAGTTATTTGGTCGATATTTTCTTAACTGGCTTTTACACAACGTAAAGGGGTTTTGAAAATGGCAATGACTTATAACTCTCTTATCACACAGGTTCTAGCTTACCTTGATAGAACTGATTTTGAAACAACAGAGCAAATACCCAACTTTATAAATCAAGCGGAGCAACGTTTATCGAGAGAATCAAAGAGCATTGGATTCGAAAGCTATGTAAATGGTGTTTTTACGGCTGGCCTGCCTGTCTTGCAAAAGCCTGGAAGATGGAGAAGAACCGTTAGTTTTAGCTATGGAACTGGTGAGACTTTTAATACTTCAAAACAGCTTTATCTAAGAAGCTATGAATATTTACGCTCTTATTGGCCAACGGAAGTCGAACAAGGGGTTCCTCTTTATTATTCAGATTATGGATACAATAATTACTTAATAGCGCCAACTCCAGATCAAAATTATCCTTTTCAGATTTGCTATTTAGAATTGCCAGAACCCCTTAGCATTACTAACCAAACAAATTGGTTAACATTTTTTGCTCCAGATGCATTATTGTACGCGACTCTTTTAGAGGCCATTCCTTTCCTTAAGAACGATGAGAGAATTCCCCTTTGGCAATCGTTATATGACAGAGCCTTAAAAAGCCTCAACTTGCAAGACGATATGCGTCTTCTGGATAGAGCCAGCAATAGGAGTGCTGACTAATGGCCGAAGGCACCATGTATCCCATAAACATTAGGCCAGGAATTAGAAGGGATGGCACTACTTTTGCCAGTCGTTACTATATAGACGGCCAATGGACTCGGTTTCGAAATGGTGTTCCTCGGAAAATGGGTGGCTATAAAGTTATTACTGAACTTCCTTCTATTCCAAGGGGTATTTACGTTGCTCCTCTAAGCTCAGGATTTAAGATATTTATAGGTCTTTACGATAGTTTGCTCACTCAAGAAATTGATAAAGATGGAGTAGCTATTGGTGCCCTTATCGATAGAACACCTGTTGATTTCCCTGTTGATGAGAATAACCTTTGGCAATTTGCACAAATGTACGATACGGGAGGAGATGGTTCCGCAGTTATTGCTCATGCCGCTCCAAACCTAGCATCCATTGGAAGTGATGTAGAGACACCTGTCTATTATGGTTTTGTTGATGATGATGCTGCTTTTGAGGCAACCCCTGTATCTGTAAGTGGAGGAATTGCTGTATTACCACCTTTTCTGATGGTTTTTGGGAATAATGGTAATATTAAATGGTCAGATCCAAATGATCCGACAACCTTTCCAGCTACCAATGATGTCTTCATCCCAAGCCAAAAGATTGTTGCGGGATTTCCTGCAAGAGCAGGCACGGCTTCTCCAGGCGGTCTTTTTTGGTCATTAAATAACCTTATTCGAGCAACATTTAGTCCTAATCCGGATGGGTCACCTAACTTTAGATTTGATACTATTTCTAGTCAATGTTCTATATTATCAAGTAGTTCCATAATTGAGTCTGAAGGAATTTTCTTTTGGGCTGGATCTAAGAATTTTTTTTGTTATACTGGAGCTCTACAGGAACTTCAAAATCAACTTAATTTGGACTTTTTTTATTATAATAATCCGATCACAGGAAGCGGCCTAAATAAGGATGAGCAGCAAAAAGTCTGGGCTACAAAAGTAGGGCAGTTTGGAGAAATTTGGTGGCATTTCCCTAAAGGAGTAAACGGAGAGGATTCCCATGCGGTTATTTACAATAAAAGAGATAATACTTGGTATGACACCGCTATCTCAAGGAGTTGCGGTTATTTTGAGCAAAACTTTAAGGATCCTATTTGGGCTGACTCTGATATTAACGAAAATGATAAATTTTACTTATGGCATCACGAGAGTGGCATAAACCAGAACATTTTTGGAGAAATAACCCCCATAAATTCTTATTTTGAAACTGGAGATATCTCCTGGTGCGCTGTAGGCCCTATGGGTGATTGGGTTGGAAGAAACCGACAAGTTGATCTTTACAGGGTAGAGCCAGATCTTATACAAACTGGTGAAATTGAAATGTTTATTAATGGACGTGCTTATGCGCGCTCATCAGTTGATACAACAGGGCCATATACTATAACACCAACTACAAAAAAAGTTGATTTAAGACAGCAGCGTCGTCAAATGACCCTTCGATTTGTTAGCAATGAAATTGATGGTTTCTTTGAGATGGGTCAAACCATGCTTGATCTAAGAATTGGAGATGAACGCCCATGATTCTTCCTGAGTACATAAGTTTAAATGATTGGGCCGATTCTTTGTTTATCGACTTTCCGAATGATAATGTGCCTATTTTACGAAAGAGCGATGATTGGAAAGAATGGGGAGACTTTCTAATTCAATGCAATTCTTTTCAAGATAATGATGCTCCTAGTCCTATTGGTTTTGATGACTGGAAATCTTGGGCTAATGCTGTCTATTTATCAATGAATAATAATCCATAAGGGAGTTTTAAAAAATGTTTCCAATGAATTCGCCGTCTCAACCTAATTACTTAGACGCAGATCCTTTCCAGGGAATGGTTCAACCTTCTCAATCCCCTGTTTTTAGCCAAACGCCACCTGCGATATCTGGAATGCCTCAAGGCGGCTCAGGTCAATCCTTTTTCCCCTCTTTGGGAACAACGGAAGGTCTTCCTAGAAACTCCGTTTTTCCGCAATATGCGCGCGGTGGAAGGGTTAGAGGCAAAAGAGGGTTTGATAGATTAAACCAATCTCACTTGGGGTATATGGCTCATATGATGAGTCAATTAGGCCAAGGTGAAGATAAAATCCTGGCTCATATTAACCCAGAAGAGGCTGACTTTTTAGCTAAAACAAGTGGAGGTACGATTAATCCTTACACAGGCCTTCCTCAGTTTGGTTTTGGAAATTTTTTTAAAAAAATCATAGGGCCTGCCTTAGGCGCTGTGGTCGGCACCATGATTGGCGGCCCTATGGGGGGAGCCGCGTTAGGCAGCGTGCTTGGTGGTGGTGCGGGAGGCATGTTTGGCCATCCCAACAATAGATTAGGGTTCGGTGGAGGCGCCCTGGTTCCTCTTGCTTTTCATACCTTAGGTGGTCCAATGGGCATTCCAGGGGCGGCAGGTTTGGGGGGCGTAACTTCTCAAATGGGCTCTTTATTTTCAGGGCTTGGGAATTTAACAAATCCTCTTATGGGCGGTGCGGGAGGGGCAGCTGGCGCTGGTGGCGCTACTTCATCTGTGCCTGTCTATAACTCCTCCGTATTAGGAAAAGTGTTTGATGGTGGCTCTATACCTTCAAGCTTCTTATCCAAAGGCAGTAGTGGGTTGGGATCATTTTTTGGCGGTGGAGGCGCTGGCGGAGCTGGCGGAGGCGCAGGCAAAGGCGGTATCTTTGGAGGATTAGGGTCATTATTTGGTGGCGGTGGAGGCGCTGGCGGAGCTGGCGGAGGCTTGATTGATAACTTACTTCTAGGGACTGCTATCGCTGGCACTTTAGGAAGAAAAGAAACGCCTCCAACTCCTTCTGAAGAATATAAAGAACTCCAAAAACCACAATGGAGACCCGAACAATATGAGCTAAATGCGCCTGACATTGAAAGGACTTATCATGCTCCTCCCGCAGATTATGTTCCTGGCATTAGCCCTGAACATGAATACTTTACTTATAAGGAAAAAGGCAAGAAAAAACCTTTGGAGCTAAACCATGGAGGTTATCTCAATGGCGATACTGATGGTCATGCAGATAAAATTAGAGCCAATCTTTCCGATGGTGAATATGTAATTTCTGCGGATGTAGTTGCAGGTATTGGCAATGGAAACAACAGAAATGGTGCAAAAAAATTAGATCTTCTTCAAAATAATGTAAGAAGACATAAAGCAACAAAAGGCTTTCCTCCTGCTGCAAAAAGTATTGCTGCTTACATGAAGACTAAACACTAAATTAACGGAGTTTAAAAAATGGCTATTGGCGTTCAAACTACACAAGCAACTTTACCTCCTTGGATGGAGGCTGCTTATCAAAATATTATAGCAAGAGCACAGTCACAATCGCACCAGCCTTATAAAAGTTATGAAGGGCAGCGGACAGTTGATCAAAGCAAAAGCCCTTTATGGCAAGAATATTATAAACGCACAATGATGAATCAAGATCAATATCAGCCTTTCATTGAAAAAGCGTCTCAATTTATAAACAAAGGCGCCACTACATTTCCTGAGGGCTATAAAGATTATATGAATCCATATATGGATAATGTCATTAATAATATGGCCCATTATGGCAATCGTAATTTCATGGAAAAAATATTACCTGCCTTGCAATCACAGTTTATCTCTTTAGGGCAACATGGAGGCGGTCACCATAAAGAATTTGCTTCAAGAGCTGCTCGAGATTACGGAGAGGGTTTGGCGCGAGAGCAAGGCTCTATGTTGGCTCAAGGATATCGAGATGCTGGAAAACTGTTTAATGACGATCAGTCTCGTCAATTCTTAGGTGCGGAAGGTAATGCTCAGTTAGGCAGAATGACTCAAGCTGGAGGACTGGCTGATTTAGCATCCATACAAGATGCTGCAAATATTCAAAGTGGTGCTGAACAACAAGGGCTTAATACAGCCTATGAGGATTTTCTTAGGCAGGAAAATCATCCTATGCAACGTATTGCGCAAGAGTCTAATATTTTGCAAGGCGCCCCAATTATAGGGCAATCAACGACTTCTTATTCTCATCCTCAAGCTCCTCAACCAGGACAAGTTAACACTATGGGTAATCTCGGCGCTATAGCCGGTCAATTGTATGGTTCACGTTTGTTTGGTGGTAACAGAAAAAAAGGCGGTTCTATTAATAGTTCTAAAAGCCAAAAAAAGCCTTTTGGAATTGCACAATTAAGATTTAATGTCTCACGCAATAGGGGAAAATAATGAATCCATTAATGGCTTATTTGTTGCAGCAAAACAATGGTCAGTCTATTGGGATTGATCCTTCTCTTCTAAAAGGTTTAGGCAATTTAACTGGAAATATTAATAATCCAGTTGCTAACTATATGCTCCTAAATAATGATGAGCAGCAAAGAGCGCAAGGAATGGGAAATGGGCCTTCTCCTTTTGAGCAACAAATATCTACTGATAATCCTTTATCTAACGGTTCTCAATCAGCAATGCAAATTGCAAAACAATCGCTAGCCTTAGATGAAAACCAAAGAAACCGTGCGCTTGGATCAGCTCTGGTGACTTTTTTTTCTAATATGGCAAAGCCAGGGTTTGGCAACGGCTTTAATGGCTCTTTAGCAGCGGCTAATCAATCTTTTGGGCCAGCTTTTGATTCTTATCGTGAAGAAGAGGGGCGTCAACAAGGCCTTAATGCTAATCTTCTCAACCATCAGCAACAGCAAGAGTTGGCACAAGCTCAGATGGCCCAGAGATTGGGCATGCATCAGGATTCTTTGCGTGAGAAACAATTGCGACGTGAAGAAGAAAGTGCGCGAAAAAGAGAAGAACTAGAGTGGAAAAAATTATACGGTGATCAAAAACTTCGATCCTTACAAGGAAAACCCATGAGTTCAAAGGAAAGAGAAGCATTAGAGCGAAGAAATTTAAAAGATCAAGCAATCGAAAGAGGAGAAGTATTATTAGAAACGTCCCCTGATAAAGGAAGAGGATTTCAAAACGATGTAAGGAAATATAATGCATCTTTGCCACGCCTGCATCAAATGAGAAATGATATAAAGAGATTCCAACAACTCTTTAAAGAACATCCGAATATGGCTAAAAGCTTCCAGAATATTCTTCTCGCTTCTCCTGAAGAGCTTAATAAAGGGCCTGGGTTTTTGAAAACATTATCGAGAAACATTTTTGGAAATGAAAAAGAATTAGCAGCATTGGAGGAAGCAAGAAAGCTTGCCGCTGGCTTAAACCTTGAAACAATTTTGGCATTGAAAGGAGAACGCCCGACGGATTTCGTAAAGAGAACAATTAGTCAAGTTAATGCCCGTGGGGATTTAACACCAGAAGGATTTGATAGAATAAGTAAAAGGTTAGATGATAACATAGATAAAACTGTCGCTTATATAAAACATCTAAATGATGCTTATTCAAGAGGCGTGGAACCTAAAGCTATTTCATATGAAGATTGGGAGGCCTTTGGCTCTAAAAACAAAGAATCTCCTCAAAACAATAGCAATATTGGTGCGAAAAGAGAATTATTAAAAAAAGCATTGATAGCTCATAGAAAAGGACAACAATAATGCCAGAAAATCCTTATCTAAAACTATCTCCTAAAGAAATTCAAATAATGTTAGATGAGCTCGATGGTTTAGAGAATCAAGAGCAATCAATGCCTTCAAAAAGCACAGCAATAATGCCCGAAAATCCTTATCTAAAATTATCTCCTGAAGAAATTCAAAAAGAATTAGACGCGCTCGATTATTTAGAGAATCAAGAGCAATCAATGCCTTCAAAAAGCACTAATCAAGGAGAAGCTTTTACTACGGAAGAAGGTTTGCAGGCTTATGATCCAAACCTTATGGATAGGCTTAAACAGTTGGGCCACGGGGCTGCACACGGTGCCTATGAGGGTGCAAAATTTTTAAGTCATTTAGTGCCTCCATCTCCTCAAGGATTATTATTTCCAGAAGATCAACAAAAGCTCAATGACATTATGTCACGTTATGAGCAACAATATGAACAAGGAAGAGAAGCCACTGATCCAACTGGAAGGACATTAATGAATGCAGGTTCGTTCGCCGGTTCTATGGCTATTCCTTTGCCTATCTCGGGCACCGCAAACTTAGCTAAACAAGGCTATAAAGCAGTGCGTCATAAGACTCCCTTTAATTTTGCTGAGCTTGTAGAGAAGTTTTCTCCAAAACCTGTTACAGCAAGTTCCATTAAGTCAGCAGCTAAAACAGGTGCAGCAGCATCTGGTCTTGGCGCTATATCAGGCGTTGCGCAAGAGCTTGGCGTTGATCCTTTTACAGCAGATTTGGGAACTATATTTGCAGCACCTTTGGCTGGTAGAGCGCTGGGAAAAGTTGGTAGTTCACTGAAACAAGGTTTTAGTGAAGAAGGTAGAAACCAAAGCAAGAATGAAAGGCTTTTGAAGCAGATAGGACAAGAATTCCTTAAAACTCCCGATGTCACTGCTAAAAGCATTAATCTTGAGCACAATTTAAAACCATTTGATAAGACCGCTGATGTAGAGCATGTAGGGTCATTAATTAAAGAAAAAATTTCTGACAAGTTAGGAATGCTAGAAGAATTACGTGCACAGAAAACTGCACCGCTTTATAAAGAAGCTGAAGAAAGTAAGAATTTTTTACAGCCAAACAATTTCTTAAGCTTTATTGAAGAAAAGTTACCTAATCTTTACGGAAGTATTAAAGATGACTTTGTTAAATACACAAGTGATCTCAAAGGAAAATCTTCATCAGAAATCAATAATATACTTAATGAGAATGCCTCTCCTGAATTAGTTGCTTTGATAAAAAACAAAAAGAATTCTTCTGCGTCAAAAGGATTTCCATTGCCATTTTTGGATTCTGTTGAAAAAAATCTTAATGATAAGATTTCTAATGCTTCAAAGGAAGGAAAGAAAGAGAAGGCTAGACTCTTATATTTAGCTAAAGAAGAATTAAAAAAAGATTTTTTAAGTCATCCATTAGGAAAAGAACGAAGTAGGGTTTATGCAGAGAACTCTACAGAGATTAATAAAATTGAAAGATCTATATTAGGTAGACTTTTAAAAACAAAAGATAAATATGGAATTGAAGACGTCATAAAAGATGAAGATGCAATTAAGAGTTTCTTGAAAGGAAGAGGATCTAGAGAAGCTGCAAGAACTTTAAAGGACGTTCTTGGAGATGACAAAAGATTAAATAAAACTATAATTAAAGGTATTAATGATGACTTCTTGACGCAAGTTAAAAATAAAGACGGTGGTTACAGTCCTTCTGCAATTCATAATTATATTAAAAGTAATGCTGGGGCAGAAATCTTATATCCTGGTTTTAAACAAAAAGCAAAAAACTTGGCTAACGCTCAACAATTATCAGATGATTTAAGAAAGCTATATTCTTCATCTAATTTCTTAAAAGATAATCCTGCGACATCTCTCTCAGGTTATGCATTTAGAAAATTTGCAAGAAATATACCTTTTGGTGATAAAATTTGGGATGCTGTTGCTAGTGTTGGTAAAGAAAATAAGAAAAAAACGATTGCTGATTTAGCTGAATCAATACTTTCCGATGTGCAACAGGCAGAAGCTGCATTTAAAAAGACACCCAAACCTAAGTCAACAATTCTCCCTCAGTTTGCTAAATATTCTAAAGGAGCTATTCCCTCTTTCCAAAAAAATAAGGATTCCGACCAAAAAAAATAAAATTATTTTGAGTTTTGTTTTATAATAAGTTTTTTATGTTCCCATAAATGTAAGACTTAATTATATTATAAAATTGTCGGGGAGATGTTGAAGTGCCTTTTGAGGAAAAATATATAGCTTTAGATAAACTTATTGAAGCCATTTCTTTTTTTTCTTATGAGGAAGAAGACGCCAGGCAATTAATTGATTTTTTCAAAAAAAATGCTCGGATAGTTTTTTCTCTTTCAGAGGGAACGCCTTTCAAAAAGAACTTCTTTGATAAAGATTCTATTAATCATATGTCTTTTTTTGCTATAAATGATAAAGATAAAATTAACTTTTATAGAATAAAGAATGTTTATTATTTAATAAAACATTTTATATATAATGACAATTTTGAAATTGATATAGTTGTTCTATTTTATGGCAATGAATTGATTTCTCTTAAAAGAGAGGTCGCCGATATTTACCTTAATGATTTTTTTTCTCATAATGGAGAAATCAATTATTTAGAAGGAAGTCCAAAATTATTTCTCTCTAAAAATATTTTTAATTTTATTTGCACATTTGGTGAACCTCTTGAACCTCAGAATGAGATGGAAGAGCTTATTACGCTTGCGAGAAAGTGGGTTGATAATAATAATTATAGAGTTAGAGATTTGAAATCATTCACTCTTGAGTGTATCCCAAAGGCAATACTTCGCCCTTTATCTAGGAGACAAATTGCTCAAATATGGAACATGTTAAAAAATTAGACTTATATCTATTTAGATAGCCGTTTATAATATTTATAAAACCAATGGGAAGCGTTAATACATTCAGCATTTACATGCATATCATAAGTTCGAATTTGCACCTCAAGCTTTTTATTATTTTCTAACTCAAATAGGGCATGCAAGGACTGATAACCATTTTCTTTTGGTTCTTCAATATAATTTTTAAAGCTTTCATCTTCAAACTTACAAATATTGCGCATCATCTCCAATACAACGTAACAATCACTAATATTTGCTGTAATTATCCTGATAGCCATAATATCATTTATCTTATGGATTGGGACTTTTTTGCTTTGCATCTTTTTCCAAATAGAATATGGCCTTTTAATCCGGCCATAGATAATAACTGATATCCCAGCCTTCTCAAATAAATCCGTTAAGGCATTTTTTATATTAAATATTTCACTCTCTTGATAATTTAACGTTTTTAGATGAGCTAAAATTTTCCTATGTTTTTTGGGGAGCAATCCTTTGAAAGCAAGATCTTCCATTCTCTTTCCAATATCATCAATTCCTATTGAATAAGAAAGCGGAACATAAAGGTCAAGTGTCTCTTGGCATGTTTTTTTGAATTTTTTAGAATTATAAGAACTATGCTCTACATAGTTTAATTGGCGGAATTTTTCATATACTGCAAACTTATATTTCTTAAGGGAAGCATCCGTTTGAACTAATGATTTACAGGTTATAAAGTTACTCATATTTATATTCACATAAATTAAATATTTATTAATATCTCATGCCTATAGCTATGAGATGTCACTATCTTAAAAACATGAGATTTTGAAACTAGTCGAATTTATAGAAATTTAACAGCATATGAGGCTTAAAAAGTGTCTCAAAATATATTCATTTTGCTTTTGTCTCAAAATTATAGCATATATATGGTATTTTGAAACACTTTTTAAGAAGGTATACTCATGAAGTTTGGTTATGCAAGGGTCTCGAAAGATACGCAGGATTTAGAAGTTCAAATCCAAAGACTTAAAGAAGTGGGTTGTGACGAAATTTTTATGGAGAAGGTTTCTGGAGCAAAGGAAGATAGAAGCGAACTTTCATCCCTTCTTCACAAATTAAGAAAAGGCGACACAATATGCGTTGTACGGATTGATCGTTTAGGCCGACGTATGTTACAGCTAGTAACGATGATAAATGATTTTAAACAAAAGGGAGTTAATTTCGTATCTTTAGATAACCATATCGATACGAGCACACCAATTGGTATGGCAATCTTTAATATATGCGCATCTTTTGCAGATATGGAGCGCGAGCTTATTCGTGAAAGAGTCAGGGCGGGAATTAAAGCTGCTTATAAAAAAGGTAGAAAGGGAGGAAGGCCAAAAATTTTAACGCCAGATAAAATAGATACTCTTAATCTTTTAAGGAAAACAGGGCAATTACCTGTATCTAAAGTATGCAAATTATTAAACATAAGCAGATCTTCATACTATAGATTTGCAAAAGATTTTGAAAAGTAATTAATCTTAACTAAGGAATGAAATAAAAAATTATGGGCGGCAAAACTATAACACGAGAAGACATTTGCAATGAGTTATCCAGAAAAATGAGGATAGATCGTTACGATTCAAAGAAAATATTAGAACAAATAATTGATCTTATGATTGAAGGTATTGCTTCGGAGAATGTTTTAAAGATTCATTCTTTCGGAAGCTTTTATGCCATTTCAAAAAAAGAAAGAAAAGGTAGAAATTTTGCAACTAAAGAAGAGGCAGTTATTTCTTCTAGAAAATCCATTGTTTTCAGATTTTCAGGAAGAAACAAAAAAAAGATTGCTTCACCTAATAAAAAAATAAGACCAATAAGGATAAAAATAAATTTTACAAAAGACATAAAGAAGTAATTTATGTATAATAATTTTAAATATTATTATAATATAAGCTTGGATTCAGGGTGAAGAAAAATATATTATGCTTAGATTTGGGTAAAACCATGGGGTGGGCTGTTTGCAAAAGCGGTTCTATTTTTAGCGGAATAGAAAAACTACACGGCAATCGTTTTAGCGGTGGTGGAATGCCCTTTCTGAAATTCAGACAATGGTTAGATTCTTTAAAATGTAATGGTGAAACCTTTCATGCTATCTACTTTGAGGAAGTTCGGCGTCATTTAGGCGTTGATGCTGCTCATGTCTACGGAGGCTTTCTAGCGACCCTCACAGCGTGGTGCGAGGATCAGGAAGTGCCTTACCAAGGAGTAAGCGTTGCAACTATCAAGAAGCATGCTACAGGCAAAGGAAACGCCAAAAAACCTGAGATAATCGACGCGATGCAAAAAAAAGGTTTTAATCCCCAGGATGACAATGAGGCGGATGCTTTAGCTCTATTGCATTGGGCTCTTGATCATGAAAGTATTGCCGCTGATCATTGATGGTTTGATTATCCCGTTTTTGTAATTGGGGTTTGGAGCCTATAATCAACTCATTTTTTGAGAAGCACTATGTGATGTTAGATACTCCTTTAAAGCATAAGTTATAAGAGTATTAATATTTGTCTCATGTGCTTGGGCATACAGGGCTGCTTGCCGATGTAAAAAGGAACCTATCCGAATATTAAACGTTCCCTTGAAGGGTTTTTCTGGTTCTTTCTGCTCTTGTTCGCAGAATTCAAGATAATCATCAACCGCTTCTTGAAAAGCTTTTTTAATGGTTTGAACAGTTTCCCCTTCATAACTAACAAGACTTCTAATATGTTCTATTTTTCCAAAAAACACTTGATCCTCATCACTGTAATTTACAGATCCAAAATATTCTTTATATTCCATCATATTTTTCATAGAAAATTCTCCTGTTTTAGACGCTCGATCACTTGTTCCAACTGATATTTTTTTAATATATTTTTAGGATGAGGCTCATGTAATATGATAAATCCGCATGTGTCATGGGTAAAACGTCGTCGCGAGCCTGATGTTTTCCCCTTTTTCATCAGTTGATACCCAAGGTTATTAAGCACGCGCACTAACTCCTCCCACGTAAAATCTTTAGGGATTGTTAAAAGCTTTTGTAAGAGTTTTTCCTTTTTGCTCATAAAATTATTTTGGATAATAACTATATCTAGCATGCAAAATAATAGCTATTTTTGCAACTAAAAAAAGTTGCGATTATTTTTAGAGCAAACTAGGCCATAAACTGGGGATAACTTCAGAGCCCTAGAAAGATAAAAGGCACAGAAGTTATATAAAAATTATGTTATATAACACTCTATAACCATATATACAATTATACGTTAATTCTAAAATTCACATACATATCCCTTAGCGTGTGCTTTCGTTCCAATGGACTTCAAACCCCTTAACGTGACGGCGCCATGTATACATGCCTACATGCTAATATAATGACATGATATCAATATAGAAATTTTACTTGTTGACAGTACATCATGTTAACATGTAGGGATATTATATGAAAACAATTGCCATCATATCGCAGAAGGGCGGAGCAGGAAAAACCACCCTAGCTTTGCATCTTGCCGTTGCTGCCGAACAAACCGGCCAAACGGTGGTTATTATCGACCTAGACCCACAGGCGAGCGCAACGAGCTGGAAAGATAGCCGCCCAGGAGAAACGCCAATAGTTGTGTCAGCTCAATCGGCCCGCTTGTCGGCAGTTCTAGAAGCAGCAAAACAAGGCGGCGCAAACCTCTGTATTATAGACACTGCGCCTCATTCTGAAAGCGCTGCGCTAGTGGCGGCCCGGGCTGCTGACCTGATCTTGATTCCGTGCCGACCTGCCATCCTTGATCTCAGAGCCATCAGCAATACGATTGATCTAGCTAAGATCGCGGGCAAGCCCGTTGCCGTAGTGCTTAATTGTGTTTCCTCTCGTGGCAGCCTGGCAAAGGAAGCCGCTGTCGCCGTAACGGGTTATTGTGTTGATGTTGTTCCTGTGCAGATTGGCCAAAGAGCCGCGTTTATACACGCTCTAACGATTGGTCAAACCGCGCAGGAATATGAGCCAAATGGGAAGGGAGCCAAAGAAATTAAACAACTTTACATGTGGACATGTAAACAAGTAGGGATGTTGACAAATGAACAGAAAACCTAATCTCGCCACTGCGCTGTACGAAGCTAGTGGCAAAAAACAGCCAGTCATTGTGAAAACAGCTGATGAAGCTCTGCCAATAATTAATGCGGTTAAGGTGGCTCCAAGCCGAATTGGCAAAAGGGTCGTTGCAGGTCATTTTGATTCAGCAGTTATTCGTCAGCTAAAATTACTGGCAATTGATAATCACAGTTCAATTCAGGGAATGCTTACTGAAGCTCTTAATGATCTTTTCGAGAAACACAACATGAAACCAATCGCATGAGCAGCTTCAAAAAGCATTATTATCTGGTGATGTAGAGCATATTATTCTTGCAGGTCATTATAAATGGTAAGATCCGCATAAGAAACAAGCACGCAAAATCAAAACCCTAATTTCTGCCCCCAGCCGCAAACTAGGCCTTTAATATTAGTCCTTTCTTTTAATTTCAGGAATTTCAAAAATGGGATCATTTATCCTTCTTAAAGTTTCTTCAAGTAAGTTTTGAATGCGAGGATCATTGACTGGCAAGTCTCGAAATTCTACAGGCATGTCTACATCAACGGTATAGTCTCTGCTTAAATTATTCGAAAATACAAAGCATATTTTTCCTTCAAAGCCATATCTATTCGTCAAACTGTAATGTTCCGGTTTTCT